ATGGCAATAGAAAAAAATGATTTGGTTTATAGAACGGAGGGCGTTTCCGTTGGGGTGTACAAGATTGAATCTACTCGGGATGGGCGTTATAGATTTTGCAAGAGTTTGAACGGTCAATTTTTTCTTCCGGCTGAATGTAAGTTGCCGGATGGCGTGTATCAATCCTTAAATTTGCAATTTGAACAGAATGGAAAAGACGGTTCTTTTCGGGTTGTTGGTGTTTCTGCTGAATCTAACCAGGGGAAAAAGTAAATGACATGGACATTGGCTCGGGTTTTAACTTGTATGTTTGTTGGTAGTGTTCTCGGTGCGTTTATTGTCGGTGTTAAATGGTTTTATCGTGTTGTTGGTGGTGTAAAAGATTCTATTGAATAACAGGAGGGTTTTTTCATGATAACAAAAGGTATTATCAATGCTCGGGCTGAATTGTGTGTTTGGCGTGGTGATTCGTATGTTCTTCAATATTGTCCGTTTGGTCGGGGTTTTGCTTGTGGTTTGGGTTGTCCTTTCCTGGTCGGTGATATTGATTTCGGGTTAAAAAAAGTAACTTTGGCTTGTAGTCCTCAAGATGTAGATATTTTAATTACTGAAGATAAAAGAAAAAAAGGGGGTGAAATTAAAAAATGAAAAGGTTATTCAAAATGGCTGTTTTGAGATTTGCGGTACTCATGGCGGCTCTTTCGTTTGCTCCTCTTGCCTATTCTGAACCGGAAACCTTTGACACAGTAATTGAGGGTGTCGGGACTGCTCTGGAGGGATATTGTGCGACGGCTTTGCCTATTGTCGGAACAATAGTGGTAGCGTCGTTGGCAATATGGGGTATTCCTCGTTTTGTGAGGTTGCTTCGTCGGGGGATTGGTTAATGTTTGCCTCTAATTTGGTTGTTGGTAGGGGGTCGGTGCGTTCCCATGTGGATACTCCCGACTCCCTGCCGGAGGTTTTTTATTATGACTGATGGAATAGATTTTTTAACGATGGGTTTCTACATTTGGTTTGGGTGTTGGATTCTGATTCAATTTTTGAGTCCTCACTCATACCATTAATGGAGTTATATGATGATTAGAAAATTATATGCAGCCAGGGCGAAGTTCCGCAAGGCACTCGCCGCGGTTGCTTTTCGTTTTTTTCTGCTTTTTGTTTTTTCTTTCTTTTTTATTTTACCATCGTTGCTTTTTGCTGTTGACCCTGTCGGTAAAATGAAAGAAAGTTCTTATCCTGTTTTGAATGATACTTGGGATTATTATTCGGGCGTGAATTTTAATTTGTATGATGGGCCCGACCATGGCCGGACTCCGTTAGTTTATCATTGGGAGCTTTGGGGTGCAGAAGAGTTGTATCGTATGGTTGGGCCTTATTTATATCCTGCTGGGGATTGTTATTGGGATGGTGATTCTTATGATTGTGAAGTAACAATTTGGGGTTTTGATTGGGAGGAAATGCCGTTAGCTCCATTTGGTACAAAAACAGTTTCTTTTCCGGCTGGTGCAAGTGATGAAGATTGGGCTAATGCTCTTTATGGTTTATGGTCGTGTGGTGGAACTTTTTGGAATGGTGAAGCACCTCCGCCTGAATTTCCTGATTGGTATATTCCTGAACAGGGGTGGCCCTGGTGGTGTGTAGATGGTAATTTTCCTGATTGGTATATTCCAGAGTCTGGTATGCCTCCAGGTCTTGACCCTTATGATATGCCAGGTTGGTTTGTTGATGAGGGGACTGGCGATTTTCCTGATGATTTTGACCCTTATGACCCTTATGTGTGGGTTGATTATGAAAAGGGGTATGACGGGCAACCTGATGGAATAGATTTTTATGATTTGCCCTATTGGATTACTCCGGAATATGTTTTTCCTGGTTATTTTGACCCTTATTTACCTCCGGCTTGGTATGTTGATTGGTCTGAACCTCCTCCGGCAGAATATCCGGAAGCGGAAATTGATTATTCTTTATCGGTTGTTCTTTGTACAGATATTACAAAACTTGGTATTGAATATACTGTTTTTTCTTATGTTTATGGTGTTAAACATTTTTACCAGTGGCGTTCGGAAACAGAAATTTTATATCATGAAGCGGGGGAATATCCTGCTCCAGTTTTGGGGTTTTATGAATATGCTTTAACTTTGGACCCGGGGAGTTATTTATACCGTTGTAAAATAAGTTTTATATCTGAAATTACTGAACAGACAATAACATTTTTTACCGAAGCAATTCCGTTTATTGTTCCTGAATTTGAAGGTGGTGAAGAATTTGACCCATATTTTGAAAGTAGTTTTATTTATCCGGAATATCCTGATGTGGATTTAGATGTTGAAATTGAAGATTGGCGTGTATCTGAACATCAACGGGATTTTGATTCTCAAGAAACTTTGTGGAAATTACTTCCTCCTGGACACAATGCTTCATGGTGGTCTAATTTAATAGATATGTTACCGACTCTATCGGAATTTATTGGATTTGGTCCGGATGTGCCAACTTACAGCCAGTCTTATATTTTAGATTTAGGCACAGTTACTTTATTTACTATTGATTTACCTTTTAATTTTGATTTTACTTCTTATTCGGCTGCAATTTCTAATTTCCGTTTACTTTTTTTATGGTCGGTGAATATTGCTTTTTTTGTTTCTCTTTATATGATGGTTTTGACACAGCAACCGTATGGCACAGGTTCTTCAATTCAAAAGTTTTAAAAAGAGGGGGTTTATATTATGACTGCGGTTCTTGTTGCGATTGGGGTTTTTCTTCGTAAGGCGTTATTGTGGATTGGTGTTTCTATTGTGGGTAAGGGTTTGGTTTGGGTGCTTCGTTTTATTCCTGTAGTTTTTGCAAAATTATGGATTAGTTTGAAAGGTTGGGTATTGCTTAAGGGTGCTGGTGCGTTGGTTATGATTGGTGTTACTATTTTTTTCACTCGGATGGCAATTTTAATTGCAACGAAAATGATGGCAGAATTTGGGGAACTTGCTGAACAAGCCGGAACTTTACCAACTGATTTACCGCCCTGGGCGGTTTTTATGTCTTTTGTGGAGTTTGTTAATGCGTTTGTACCTTTGACGGAGTCGCTTGCTTATGGTTTCGTTTTAATAGGTGTTTCAATTTATGTTGGTCACTGGCAGTTTTTTCGTCGGATATTTATGACTGCTTTAAGTAGGGGGTGATTATTTATGTTGTTTGTTTTTTCTGGTCCAGGATATCTTTTTTATGTCTTTGGTTGTCAAGTACTTAACCTTTTTGTGGTTCTGCCAGGTAAGTTCATGTCTTTGATTATCAAGTACTTAAAATTTCATTTTACCAGGGGAATTGATTTCATGTCTTTGAATATCAATCCTTTAGTAAAAAGAGGGAACTGGTGATTTCTTTATGGACTGGTACTCTTGGTTCGGGTAAAACCCTCCTGGCTGTAAAAAGAATTTCTGTATATGCCTCTCAAGGTCGTTTGGTTATTACTGATATTCGGCTCACTCCTGAATTTTATCTGTTTCATCAAAAACGGGGTATTGATACGGACCAGGTAATAAAAATTATTAAACCTGGGGATATTCTTGACATCCCGGAAAAATATTGTTATTCCGGACAAAGTGAAAAAGAATCTGTCAAGGTTGTTCTTGATGAATCTGCGGAGTTCCTTGATTCTTATCAGTCTGCGCAGCATGACAAAAAATTGCAGGATTTTATGCACTTTCTTCGGATGTCCCGACACTATTGCATAGATGTTGAATTTATGGTCCAGGATACAGCGTTACTTCAAAAGCGTGTCCGGTTATTGTGTCAAGAGGTATGGCATATTAGTAACATGAGGCAATTTTCTATGCCTTTATTTGGTCGGTTGCCTCCTCCCTGGCGTTATATGGTAGTTACTTCAAAGTGGGATAGATTTGAAAAGGTCCGATTAAGTAATAATAATTGGGAGTTTCTTTCGTGTCCGGCCCTGAATTGGTATAAGACTCATGACAAGTGGCATGATAAATTAAAAGATTATAAAACTTTTGTTTTAAAGAAAAAAAAGGAGGTTGATGACAAGATGACAAAACAAGATAGGCGTTTCGTTATGTCGGGATTTGTTTTTATAACTTTTTTAATTTTTTTAAATATTTTGTTTCTTTGGTCTTTTCGGGGTTCAAATCGTCGGCAGGTATCGACTTTATCGAATCAATTATCAATACCGGTTATTGCGGCTGAGACTGGTGAAGTGAATTTTTTTCCGGACCGTTTAGCAGCAGAAACTTTTAATGAAACTCCTATTTTGGAATCTTCTAATATTGAAGATTCTTCTATTCCGGATTCTGATTCAATTCCTACTTTTAAATTTATTTCTTTTGGTATTGTGAATATTGATGGTGTTTTGTCTGCTTTGTTTCCTCCTCCATATGACATTATTAAACCAGGTAGCATTATTCGTGATGGTGTTGTTCGTTCCATTTTACAAAATTATGTTGTTGTTGATACTTGGGAAAATAAAACTTTACTTTTAACAAACATTCCTGATAACTTTAATATTCCTGATTTTTTGCCGGAAAAAACTCCGGTCGTGCCGTTTCATGAAACAATGCCGGAAGTGGGGGTACTTGAATGA